GTCTCTTCAAGAATTTCCAGCGCAAATATCACCAGCAATTCCAGAGACACCGAGCGTAATCATTAACGTGCATCAGATTGCGTAGACTTTTTTTCGCTTGATAGAAACACAACACAATATAAATTAAAATCATGGCTGAAGAATTGATTACAAGTGATTGCTTCAAAGATAAGACCCTCGATGGTCAACTCTATGATATTCTTACTGCTATCGATCAGATCGGCACACTGCCGAGTGGCAACGTGATTGCTGAAGTCCAGAACGGACAACTTGCAAATGTCGAAGAGATCGATGCAGGTCAGTTTTAGAATTTCCAATAACACAAAAAAACAAAAACCTAAACCTAACAAACAAACAATATAAATTAATATGGCTAATCCCATCCTAAAAATCAAACGCGGTTCTGGTGCGCCCGTCAGTCTTGAGACTGGTGAGTTGGCAATGGACCTTCTCAACAAGAGCCTCTTTATCGGAACCGATACTGGCGTTCTTGCTATCGGCGGCGAGCATGTCTTCGCCAAGAAATCCTACGTTGATAGTGCAGTTTCGACTGAGCAAGCCGCCCGCGAGGCCGCTGACACCACGCTGACCACCAACCTCAATAACGAGATCTCCCGCGCCACCGCCGCCGAAGGCGTCAACGCCGCCGCGATTCTCGCTGAAGAGACTGCCCGTATCGCCGCTGTTTCTGCCGAAGAGACCGCTCGCATCGCTGGCGACTCCGCTCTCGACGCCAAGATCACGACTGAGAAGAATCGTGTTGACGCGATCCTCGACGCTGCTGACGCTGACAAAGATAGCTTCGCTGAAATCGTTACTCTCATCAATTCCATTGATACCGAGAACGATCAAGCGTTTGCTGGCTACGTCCTCTCCAATGACGCCGCCCTCGCCCAAGAGGTTGCTGATCGTCAGTCCGGTGACACTGCCCTTGGACTCCGCATCGATGATGTTGAGTCTGGCGCGATGGACCTCGACACCCGCGTAACCGAAGCTGAGGCCGACATCGTCACCAACGCGACTGCTATCAGCACCGAAGAAGCCGCTCGTATCGCTGCTGTCTCCGCTGAGTCTACCGCCCGTTCTACCGCTGACACAACCCTCCAGTCGAACATCGACGACGAGGCGACTGCCCGCGCTACTGCTGACACCAGCCTCAGCAACCGCATCGCTGCTATCGAGACTGTCAGCCCAAGCTCCCGCTTGGACGCAGTTGAAGCCGACGTTGCTGATCACGAAAGCCGCATCTCCGCGCTTGAGACCCAGATCGACGGCGGAACCTACTAAAAAATAGCTTGCCTATAAAGTCCTCCATGGGGTAAAACCCATGGGGGCAACCCTTTCTTCTATAAGATGGCAAATCCAACACTCATCCCGAAAAAATCCGTTGTTGCAGGTGCAGTGCCTCCAACGCTCGCTCTTGGAGAGATTGCAATCAATCACTCAGACAAGCGCATCTACTCGCGCAACCCAAGCACTGGCGAAATTTACAAACTCGCAGGCGCAGGCGAAGCCCCAGACCGAGTGTTCGTCTTCGACTCATCCGGCGACACCACCTACCTGGGCTACCTTTTGTATTCGGATGTGCCGTCCACCGGCTCGATCTACGACGCCGCAGACTGGGAAATCTCCCGCTCCCAATTTTCCGCAGACGGCAACACCTCCACCGAAGCCTCAGCAACAGGCTCGTGGAATAACAGAACCAGCCTGACCTATTCTTAAACCATGATCGCAACACCCCTTTTTAAGAAGCCCGCCGCCGCAGTCTCGGGCGGCTACCAACGCCCAGCCGCCTGGATCGCCATGCCCAGCATCGACCCCAGCGAGCAGAAGGTCGCCGCCCTCTTTCTCGTCGGCGACAACAACTCCAACTTCGTCGCCTTCCGCTGCTCCGGCGCATACACGGTCGATTGGGGAGACGGCACAACCGAGAATGTCGCCAGCAACACCACCGCCCAACACAACTATGTGTATAGCGACCTCTCAGCCTCCACTGAATTCGGCCCCACCGGATCGAAAAGCAGGCAGGCCATGATCGTCATCACGCCTCAGGCAGGGCAGAACCTTACATCGACTTCATTCAATTACCGGCACAGCTCCATTAGTTCCACCTACGCCACGCCAATTTTGGAAATTGTAGCATCCGTCCCAAACGGAAGCCTCCTCGTCGGCGGCATCTTTGGCAACCCCCAATTGTTAGAGCAATGCACCATCCTCTCGCACAACATGTACAGTTTGTCTGCAATGTTTTACAATTGCTACTCACTCCAATCGATTCCATTATTTGACACTAGCAATATTACAAACTGGGCGAACGCATTTGCATACTGCTTCTCCCTTAAAGCAGTGCCATTATTTGATACAAGTAGTGCAACGAACTTGCAAAACTTTTTTGCAAATTGCTATAGCTTGGAATCAATTCCGCAGTTTAATACTAGCAATGTATCTAATTTTATTGGATGTTTCCAGAACTGCTTTGCATTGAAAGAAATACCAGAAATCGACACCAGCGCAGGCACTCAGTTTAATAACATGTTTTATGCCTGTAGGGCTCTGAAATCTATACCATTGCTGGCAACAAATTCAGCCATACATATGAATAATATGTTTTTCTACTGCACTTCCTTGCAATCCATCCCTGCATTAAATTGTTCTTCAGCAGTGAGTATTGGAAACTTTGCAAGAGATGTCCCCGGCTTGAAGCGCTGCCTTGCCACCGGAATTAAAGCGACAACTTGGATAAACGGAACGCTTTCCTCCGACGCGCTCAACGAAATCTATACCAACCTCGCCACGGTTACTGGGCAGACGATAACCGTCTCAGGCAACTACGGCACCGCCGGCGATGACCCAACCATTGCCACCGCGAAAGGCTGGACCGTCACAGGATAATTTATGGACACACCCGACACATCAGGATTCTACAAAAACGACAATGGGCAACTCCTCCACGGCCCGAACTATGTCTTAAACGCAGCCTACGAACTCCGACGCGAGAGCCTCGCCACCCTTACGCTCCCCGTGGACGGCTGGCACTGGTTCGACAGCGAAGCCGAAGCCCGCGCCGCCTTTAATCTACCCGAAGAAACAAACAACTAAATTCCCATGAACGAAATCAACATCGTCCTCGCAGAGTCAGGCGTAACCGTGACCTGCCAACCCTACCAAGCCGGAGCTGCAGTCGGCTCGCCCATTACCCTCACCGAGATTGGCACCTCAGCCGTCTACAGCGGGAACATGACCGGATCGGCGGGAACCTACATCCTTGCTTTCAATGACGGCACCGAAAATGTCGGGGTTGGCAGCATCGTCTGGAGCGGCAGTGCAGAGGTTCCAGTGTCCACCCTCACCAGCGGCGACCTGCCCAGCGTCCCAACCGCCGCCGACAACGCAACAGCAGTCCGCGCCGAACTCACCGAACTCGCCAACCTCGACGCCTCCGTCTCGTCCCGCTCGACCTTAACGACTGGCGACATCCCAAGCGCCGACATCACAGCGATCAAGGCGAAAACCGACAACCTCCCCGCCGCACCAGCCGCCGCCTCCGACATCCCTGCGTCCGACATCACAGCGATCAAGGCCAAGACGGATCTGTTGAACACCGACCGCCTCGCCAACGTCGCGACCACGAACATCGTTGGCACCCTCCTCGCCCAGGCGAATAGCTAAATAAAATGAATGACCACCCCACATTTGCCGGACTTATGGGAACCGCTACAAGCATCAGCGGGGTGCTTATCTCTATGTTGCCCCACCTTGAAACAGGACTAAGAATATCAGGCGCACTTGTCGGTCTAATCGCTGGTGTCTTGACATGCGTCTATATGTGGAAGAAGATAGGAAAACTATGAAGATCGTAGAAATCGCAATCGCACGGCTCAAGGAGAAATCCACTTGGGCGGGACTCGGAACAATCATCGCCCTCGTTGGTCTGAAGGTTGACCCCGAACAACTCACTGTTATCTCGACCGCTGTTATCGGACTGATCGGCGTGTTTGAGGTTTTCCGTAAGGAAAAGAAATGAGACTCGCGCTATGTCTGATCGCAATCCTCTTGCTATCGGGATGCGAAACATTGCGAGTTGGATTCGCAACGGACTTCGGAACCTTCTCATACGAGATTCCGACAAAGACACTCCGAGACAAGTGACAGGTCAATACAAAGAAGTCTACAGGCAGACACCGAACTTCTCAAAAGGAAGGATCATCACGCCGAAGGCTATTGTATTGCACCATACGAGCGGGAGCTATGTTGGGAGCGTGAGTTGGTGTCTGAACCCAGAGAGCCAGGTGAGCTACCATTGCATCATCAAGAAGAATGGCGAGCGCACGGTCTTGGCAGCAGACAACCAGCGCACATGGCACGCAGGTAAGAGCTACTGGAGGAACAAGCCAGACCTAAATAGCTGGAGCCTTGGAGTAGCATTTGAGGGAGACAGCTACAAAGAGCCATTGACTGAGGACATGATCAACTCGGCCATTAAATACATGGTCCCGCGCATGAAAAAATTATCGTTGACGATAAAAGATGTTACCGATCACCGAACAATTTCCCCCAACAGAAAGAACGACCTAAACCCGACCGAGTATAATCGGTTCATTGAAGAACTAAAAAAACACCTATGAGCAACTGGAAATTCCGCGAGGTTAGCAGAAACGTCCACGTCTTTGACATTAACCTCCAGCGAGTGGGGGATGAGCAATGGTTCCTCCTTCAGAGTGACGTGCATTGGGACAACCCGAAATGCGACAGGAAGAAGCTCAAGAAGCACCTTGACCTTGCGATGAAAAGGAACGCGCCGATCCTTGACTTCGGTGACTTCTTCTGCGCCATGCAGGGGAAGTATGACAAGCGTAGCAGCAAGAAAGACATCCGCCCAGAACACGCGAACAACAACTATTTGGACTCGCTTGTGAATACTGCGAGCGAATATCTTAAACATTACGCTAAACTTGTCACGGTGCGCGGGGTTGGAAATCACGAATCGGCAATCCACAAGAACCACGAAACCGATCTTACTGAAAGACTTACAGAAAGAATGAGGGCAAACGGAGGCATCGCAAGGCGTGGAGGCTACTCTGGCTACATCCGCTTCCATATCTACAACGGAAAACGCCCTAACAACAGCCTCAAGCTTTGGTATTTCCACGG